TGTTATTTCCTGCTTTAATGCGTCCTGATCTTTTAGGGTCAGTCGCGATTTTGTCTTTCTCAATAATGCTACGCCGGTAATGGGCGAACACCTAACCATGCCAGGAGCGGCAACCATCACCACCTCGTTGTGCTGATCGTCCGAATCACCTATAACCCAATCGCCGAAAGCGATCTGCATGTCCATATCTGTATCGTCAAATAAAAAATCGGTTGCCATTAGTGCGTTACGTTAGTGTTTTCTAAATCTGTTTGCTTTGTCAAAGGGGTAATAAGTGCTGGGCTGGGTGTAGGTGTTGGGCCGCTCACTCCAGGCCCGGTAGTAACACCCGAATGAACATGTGTTTTAAAAGCAGATAGGAGCTGATTTAAAATGCTTTCGACACGGTTTATTTTCGCTATCAGTGGCAATATTTTAATCAATCCCTTATTTAAGCCACCGTTTATTTTAATACTGTTAGCGTCGATGGTTACATTTCCGTTACCAGTAGCCGTGATCTTAACTGACTTAGCTATAGTCATCAAAACCGATTCATATTTGGAGGCTTTAATCAAAAAGGTATCCTGATCATCATTATTAACCATGCCGATGATAGCAATGCACCCTACTTGCGGATACCTTACGATATCCGATTCGATGTCCATAGTTTTATCAATCGGTTCAAGGAAAACACCTTCATAGTCCGCGCTGCCATCCAGTGGAGATAAAGACATCGTATCACTATTCTTGTCAACTTCGGTTACAGTTCCACGGATCATCACCACTACCTGTTCACCCGCTATCCTTTTAATGCTTGCTTTTAAACTCATGACAAAACTTTCCTTCCTGGTTCAATGGTGCGGCGAAAACCCTCGCCATAACTCACCTTCACATGGTCTATAAAATAAAGACCTTCCCTTTCGGGATATAAACGGTCGATAAAATGGGCGATGTCACCATGACGTACGAACGGCGTACCGAAGGCTTTAATACTTCCCTGGTAACCGCCTATCTTATATTTTTTGATCTGATCATCCACTATGCGCTGTAGCTGATCTTTCGAAAGACCTGGAGGGATATTATTAAGCGTGATCGTATCGCCATCGAATTTTGTCTTCCCCTGTGGATTATATTCTTCGCCACCTGTGTCAGTCGCCGTATAAGAGATGATTTTCCCTCCAGGTTGTAGTGATGTTCCCTTAACCTGTACTTTGTAATCTTCAGGCAGTTTATACTCCAGCTCGTTCCCGTCTTCCAGGCAATTTTGCTGAAAGTGGTAGATCACCTCGTTCTTTAGAGACAGATCATACGCAAACCCAACATTCAACAACCCGTTCTGAAAATAACTGATAATGCCATATTGCTCTTTTAGACTGGCAAGTACCTTAGCCGCGGTAGTCCGGTCGATCCGGTATGATGGCAGCTGCATATCGATGACCTGCGCATCACCAGGATAAATAAAGCTCACGATCTCCTTTAGTGTTGTTTTTCCAAAGGTTTTAGTAAAGTTGGTCTGCTTTAATTGCCACATTTCATCTTCGCAAAATATATCGAAGGGGATTTTTGAATTCAGCCTGGATACATACCCGGTAAACTCCTGATTCATCACACCATCATAGCCCATACTGATGCTAACAGAGCTACCGCGCTTAATAATGCTGTTAATATCGCCGTTAAGCACCCGGATGTTACGTGGCATGGTGATCTTTGCGGTATCGGTCAATGCCTTCCAGGTGCTATCAATTTCCGTAGCAACTACCGAAGTGATCACCAGTTCTTTACTGGTAACCACATCGGTAATCACTATTTCTATGGAAGGTGTTAATGACATATTACGCCTTTAATTCCGTTAAAAGTTGCTTTCTTAAAATAGCAGGTAAAGGACATTCAGTGGCAACCTGAATAAGAAAATTCAGCTTCGAATCATCAACGGTTACAGGAACGCCATTAAAAAAGTTCTCTGCCATCTCGCACAGCACAAATGGATCTCCCTGCTGAATGGATGATAAGGTGACACCAAAATGGAACCCTAAAGTTTGGATAGACTGATCCTGATTCAACACTGGCTGTCCGTTTAGCGCTCTGTAGGGTTTATTTAAGTCTATTATTTTCGGGTTCATTACAGTTTTCGGTTCCATGATTGTTTTATTGTTTTGAAAGGTTTAATTGTGATAGTACATAATTATAGATGACGTTATCATCGGTTGTCCAGGCATTAACCACGTCGACGGGAATATTTACCATCCCGCCAAAAACGTCAACGAGTGTATTGTTAACAACCGCGCATAAAACATATCTTACATGCGCATCTCCAATACCAAAATGATAGCCGCCAAAAACGTCAAACCGGATCACCGAAACGCTTGTAGTTTGTCCGTTACTCCATATCGAAACCGGATTTATTAATAATTCATTTGCCTGTAAATCCATAATAATTTTTAAGCTGAGGTTACTTGCTCCCATGCGGAGCCGGTATATAAATTTTTTTTATTAGTACTTGTGTTGTAAATCTCCAATCCTGCAACTGGTGAAGCGATTGCATCGCGTTGAGCACTTGTCATCCGCGGTAAAATCACTCCTTTCGTGGTACTGTCAATTTGTAAAAGTGCTGCACTGACAGGATTAAAGTTGCCACCGCCGTTTAGGATAAATGATTTATAGGTATGATTGAATTGTGCGTAAGCATCTGACTGGGAATATGTACTAAATGCACCCACGCAAATATTACCGCTTCCAGTTGTCATAAATAAAAAATCATTGTCGTTTTGCGCCGATGAGAAAGCATTACCCGAATTGGTCATCATCATAGACTGGCTGGTATTATAGTTTATGTTGAAGTAAAAATTACCGGAATTATTTAATGCATAGCTGATATTACTTTGAGAAAATGTACCTATCGTTCCGGTGGATGGTAAGGTAAGCGCTCCGTAAAACTTAATCGCTGTAGCTTCAAAAGTGATCCAGTGAGATCCCATGATCGATATATCGTTCATCGCTGGAGCATTAGCTGACTGACCGCCCCCGATATAGCCAACCTGTGTTCCGTTCGATTGCAAAACTATACCAGGATACTGCGTTGCGTTTATATAATAACCGCCGTAATTGGCCACCTTAACATAAAAATTAAGTGCAACAGGATCATAAGTAAAATTTGAGCTACCCCCAAACGCGCCTGAAGCATTAAATTGTACCTGGTTAGACGACCCCCCTACACCCGCCGAACTCGACACCCACCCGGTTGACCTGTACTGATAAACTCCTTCTCCATTTGTCCCAGGATCGGTCTGATAAACCTGCAAACCGACCGCTGGAGTAGCAATGGCCGTCCTTTGCGCCTCTGTCATTCTCGGCATCAAAAAACCCTGAGAGGTACTATCTGCCTGGAGTAATGCTGACGCCGAAAGTGATCCTGAACCTAAGTACAGACTTGCATTGTTAACGTTCAATATAGATCCATCGAATGTTAATTTAGATGATCCGCCAAAGGCACCCCCGTTATTAAATTGAAGTTGGTTATTTGCTCCTCCGGGCGTACCGCCGCTTGCTATGGTAGCCCATGTGGTCGAATAATCGGAATTGCTGGATTTAACTAATGCCTGGTTAGTAGCTCCTCCAGGTGGAACGCCAACACCAGGAGCGCCGTCCGCGCCGGTCGGGCCTGCCGGGCCTTGAGGGCCTTGTGCGCCTTGTGGCCCCGGATTACCCTGAGGCCCTTGCGCACCTGTAGCTCCAGCCGCGCCGGTTGGGCCTGCAACGCCTTGAGTTCCCTGCGGCCCCTGGTTACCCGCTGGCCCTTGAGCACCCTGGGCACCTGCCGGGCCGGTTGGGCCTGCTACGCCCTGAGGGCCTGCCGGGCCCTGTGGCCCTTGAGGGCCGATCCCGCCAGTAAGCACAACGCCAACCGTTGGCCATACTCCGCTTGCCTTCGGCCCGAAAAGAATATCAGTCGAAGTATTGATATAAAAGTCACCGTCATTCCCCTGTGAAGTAGGATCGGCGGCGCCCGATAATAGATTAGTGGCCGAACCGGCAACAATGATGGAACCATCGGCTCCCTGCGGCCCCTGTATACCCTGCGGCCCTTCCGGGCCTTGAATGCCCTGAATACCCTGTGCTCCCGGTGATCCGGCATCGCCTTTGTCGCCTTTCGGCCCCATGATTCCTTGCAAACCCATATTTCCCTGGTCGCCTTTAGGGCCAGCCACACCCGGATCACCCTTCGGCCCCTGCGGCCCGGTAGGGCCTTGAACGCCCTGGTTACCGGTTGCACCGCGCGGCCCCGGATCACCTTTCGTGATCCCCGAGATCTGGCCGTTTACAAGTGCCAGGATAGCGGCTTTAATAGTACCAAAGCTATAGCCGAACACCTCTCCAGGCTGATCAGACTTCGCGCCAGGTAACCTGGTATCATCGGTCAGATCAGTATCAGCAGCCTGTGGAAGACTAAATATAGTACGCAAATCAAAACTCATACTTCCAAACCTCCATTATCGTTATCTGTCAAAATTTCATTATCGTTATCGGCCAGTAGTTCGGTAATCGTAAGGTCGGCACCGCTGTTAACCCGAAAACCATTAGTCGTAAAATAATCTACCACGTCCTGATCAGCGGTATCAGGCAATACATCCCTGATCTGCAATATTTGTCCTGGCGTGATGTCATCATCAACTTCCAAATTATTATCCTTGCAAAGGTCAAATTGAGCTTCCACGCTGCCATATCTCTGCACGGCCACATCCATCAGGCACTGTCCTTTAGTAACAATATGCGTTGCCATTATTTATTTAATAGTAATTGCCTCGCACGTTGCTGAGGCGTTAAAACTTTCGCATTTACTGCATCCCTGATCACCAGCTCGTAAGGGTAGTCGCTCAACGCATCTATCACAAACGGCTGAACGGTGATCTGTCCCTCCACTTCAGGAAACCTGATATTTTCAATTACCAGGTAATGAATACCGAGCGTGTTCAATACGTTGGCAGTAACTTTCAGCGTTTTCTTAAGCTTTTTAGCCTGGTATAATGCCGACATATCATCAAGCGGAATATCCCTGCTGGTATGGTTGATCAGGAAGCCGCGTATCGTAATTTCCACATCACCATCTCCCATAAATTCTTTAACAGTTCCTTCCGCATCGGTAACATCGCTCTTAATGATCCTTACCGGCGCATTAAGTTCCATCAATGGCCAGCCAGGAAAAGAATAGTCTAATACTGATTGTCCACTGGACTGATAGCTAAGGCTGATCTGTTCATAGATGGGTACACCGTAAATGCTTTTATTGATAGCGGTCGGTACCGGCAAAGCAGTGGAACCACTGAAAGGCAGATCGGCCTCATTTGGCTGGCTGGAGTATTGAACCCCGTTAAACGGAACGTAGCTCCCCGCCAGGTTAAAATACTTTTGAAAAAGTTGTGGAATATTGTAATTGCCTGCCATTGTTATAACGTTAGCGTTTCGCCTGGTTTTAATGAAAACCTCCGGCTTTCAAAATCAAGGGCAAACTGTAGCTCGCGCCACCTGTTTGCCCATTGCATCGGAGTTAATTTTTCCGGCTCTATTTTGTAATGATACCGGAGCAGGGAGTTAATCTTTCTTAATTTATCAACCCCCGGCCTTACATCAATCGGCGCGCAGGACGCTAAAGCTTTTCCACCGTTCCGTCCAGTATATCTACTGTTTTAGCAGCCTGTGTGGCCGCACTGATCATTACGCTGGTTATGGTAGTGCAACGGCTGTCTCCTCCCAGCCAGGCGTTATTAAGCAAAAACACTTTGGCCTCGATCACCTTATTAGTTGATTGAATGCTGAGCACGTTACTCATTAATTCCAGGTCTTCGTTTACGTCACGGATATAACCATGTGCTATGTCCGGGTGATGATCTTTATCACCTTTCTTAACCGTTACTGATATTTTGTGAACGACACCGTGTTTGGTTTTCCAATCGTTCAATTGGGCTTGTGTAATACCGCCATCAAGCAGCGCGTCTTTGGTTTCTGTACTCATTGTTTGATTATTTAACATCGTAATCTATTGATAACACGAACAAATCCATTTTCTGCTTGATAACATCAGCAGAACCGTTTTTGCTCCCACGACCATTCACTTTAAACCTGCAACCGCGCAGGATATCCTTTATCAGGAAGCCGTTTTCGTTGTAGGTTACTACAATATCGAAAGGGTCAATATCCTGTATGCGGACACCTGCCGGAATAGCCCTTTGAATGCCGACAACCTCACCCATGTGAAGGCTTATGTCGCCCATTGCTTCATATTTTGCGGTAACCGAATCGTATGGTTCATCGCCGCGCCCATAAACACCGGAAACATCCTTTTTATCCGAGTAATTGATTTCATCAAAACCAACTATCGACCGGTTGAATATTACCGTCCTTACTGATGACCAGGAGAATACCTGGCCGTTAATTGTCTGTGCCATTTTTAAGAATTAAGAGGGTTTGTGTAACCGATTCTAAGTGTTATCGACCGGCCTATAGCGTCAGGAACCATCGTCAGCTCGTAATAAACATTACCTGTTGCCAGGATATTCTGAGTGATGGTGTTCCCCTGGTCATCCTGGTAGGTATCCGGGATCTGGGCATCCACTCCTCCGCTGATGTCGCCTGAATCAACAAGAGGCTGTATTGACTTTTTAAGCCCGTTCTCCAGGGCTGCTTTAATCTCCGGAAGCAGGAATCCGGTCTTACTGTCTACCAGCAAACGAGCCTTTGTTTTCGGGATGATATAAGCCTGTGCCAGTGTGATCGCAGCCTCGATAACACTATTATTTTCGATATAAGCATAATCGTTACCGTCAATAGGCGAACAGGTATGCGTATCATTGATCCAAAAGCCATCAAGGGTTGGTACAGGTGTACCGAAGATATAACCCTTCTGATCCAACAGTGCCAGGTCGCTATCCTGAAGCTCTGAAATCAACTGGCCGGAACTGATGCCTATATCGGTAAAGGCACCACTGGCCACATCCGTTAGGTTAAATTCATCGATGTATTCGCCGAAGTCCTGTGAGATCGCCGCCAAAGCTTTGAGGCCAAGTACGTCACCAACTGAAGCGAAATTCTGCCAGCGTTCTGGGTTCAAAAGCCTGATAGCAGGATCTTGCAAAATGGTTACGGACACGTTCGGATAGGTCAGTGTCCTTAAAGACAGCGCAAGCGCGGTCGTGCCGTTAAATGCCCTTCCTTCAATCAGTAAACCCGAATAGCGGAAAGAAGAAGCCTCGTCATTATAAAGAGCCTGTGCATTCGCCATAGCAGTGATCACATCACCGTCGAGACCGGTTGTAAGTTCAGGTGTGTATCCGTTTACCGGGTTTACAAACACGCCGCAATACTTCACTTTACCACCGGCATCCTTTAACAGCTTTTTGGCGTAAGGGTTGGTTTTGTCCAAAAGTCCGGTGAGTGTCACAGTTTGTGCAGCAAGCATAAAATAAAGTGTTCCGCTTGGCTGGCGTAAAAAGAACCGCTGTATATGATGATACACAATCAGGTTATTGGCGGTATCATAATCAGCGTCTATTCCGACAAGATTCGCATCTTTTGGCGTTTTGAAAATATAGGTAGTGCCGAGGTTTAACTTACCCTCAACCGCTACGCCTGTTCCGACAAGGCCACAAACTGAATAGTCTGTAGGTGTTCTCCGGTTAAGGCCTCCCTGGCCACGTACTACATTGAAACTGTTATAGCTCATATTAAGCGGTTTTTAAACCTGCTTTAATAGCAGGAAGAAATAATAAAATGATATTTAAAAGCACGGAAGGAATCAGCAAATACCATATCCAGGCGGGGATCACCTTCACCGTAATAGTGGTGGTGTTTTTATCCTTTTCGCTTCGCAGCTTGGTTACCTGGGCAACCATCAGTTGAAGCGTTTGGTCTTTACTTTCGCAGCCAACCTGTAATTTTCCGTACTGGTCGATCCAATAACTGAGCTGTGCCTTAGTCTGAGGATCGGTGATATAACTGATCTTAGGCTTGGGCGGTATTAAATCAGGTTTAACAGGAGCCGGTTTACCAGCCTTAAGCGCAGCAATACTATCCTGTTTGTACTTGCTTTCAATCTTCAGGTTATTGATACTGTCCTGAAGCCTTTGGTTTTTTTGAATCAGCGCGGCATGCAAAAGGCTATCCATGTTAAGGCCGGTTACCACTTTTGCGCCTTTGTAGGCATAATCAACCTGTTTGTAACTGGTGGTTGTGGTGTCGATTACACTATGCTCCACTACCGATCGCTTCGAAAAGCAACCGGATAGTGATGCAGTAGCAACATTGAAACAAATAAACCAACAAACAACCTTCGTACCGGCCTTTACCACCGCATCCGATGGTAACAGCTGCAATAGTCCGTCTATCGCTGCACCGGCTAACAGGAACCAAAAGCTAAACTTTGGGTCTCCCTGGATAAATGCGCTTACCGAGGTCATCCCGATGATCCCCTTGAGCCAAAGTATCAGTTTCTTAACTGATGGGGAGGTTTCCTCCCAGTAATTTTTTAATCTGATCATTATTGTATCGTAATAAATATGGGTTCGTTTCTGTTAAATGCCGCCTGTACTTTTGGAAAGAAAATGTTAAACGCCTTGACTGAATTCAGTACGCTGTTCTGTGTGCGCATTTGTCCAACCAGGATACAGCCTAAGGTGTCGACATCCGTATTTCCGGGGTGCATTTCAACGCCTCCGAAATCAGGCACGTTACGAAGTGTAGGCAAATCCTTTTGATGTTTTTCGCTGAATTGCACTACCACCGGGTATCTTCCTTTTGGGATAGCCGTTGAGCCATAAACCTTGATCTTTTGGATATCAGAAAGCGGCATGCTCTGCGTAAGCCCCCTGTCTTTATCCTCCAGCGTAAAGCATTCAAATACGCCGTTAATACTCAGCTCACCGATTGAACATTGGTCGTTAAGCCATTCGCGTTTTACATTAATTTCCATTTTACTTATCGTATTGCTTTAAATTAAAAGCAGTGATCAACTGTGATAATGTTACTGCATAAGCCGGGTCAGTTGCATAACCGGCTTTTACCAGGGCCTTGGCCTGATCCTCAGGAGTAGCGGCAGAGAAAACCCCCGCTTTGGTATAGATCGTGTTCACCTTCAGGAAATGGTTTCGGTCATTAAACCCATCCTGAATTGTAGCATAAGACCGGAAAACCGCATCGGTATGGATGAGCTTTCCATCCACATACTCGGTGGTTGGCAGCGATACCACTGATCCTTTCCATGCCGGATTACTCTTTATCCCGAAATGGTTATGGTACACCCTGGCCAGTAACGACAACCCGTTTGCGCCCTCCAGGCAGGCCTGCGCAATTTGGAGCGAGG